AAATCATTTCTAGCTACTTCTAACTCGCTTTCATCTACAACTTTTTCAGCAAAAAAGTCAGCAGTTACATGATGTCTTATTAAATATTTTGCCATTAAAGTGCTTCTTCAACATCTAACTCAAACTTATATAAAACATTACCATCTTTATCTGCACCTACTGCTCCAAACTCTTGCATATCGTTTGTTAAATGAACAGTAAAAGGAACATTATCATAAGTTATATTTGAAGAAGAAACTGAAGTTATTAAAGGTGGTTCTATAGTAAGAGAGCCTGTAGAAATATCTGATTGATCTGCAACCACCATGTACACTTTATCATGTGAAGCAAACTTGATAAAATCTCCAGCTAATAAAGTTCCTGTTCCTGTTCCACCTAAAGTAATAGAAGTAGCACCAGCTGATGCAGTACCATGAGGTGTACCACTAGCAGTACCTCTAGCATCTTCCACTTCTGGAGGAATAATAGTAAAATTTTCTTTTTGTGATCTTTGCTTAACTATAAAAGCCATAAGTTCCCCATAAACATCTGATCTTTTTCCTACAATAATCTTTGCAGTAAATCCAAATCTTTGTCCATCTATTTGTCTAGATAATTTCTTTCCAGATTGTGATTTAGAAATAATAGTATTCTGTTTAGATTGAATACCCATAGTTTCAAAATTAGCAGAAGATATTGGAAAAGAACCAGACATTATATTAAAGCTTCTCTCCCTCTTTCATTTACTGCACTATTAATAATTTGTGTAATAGTTCCTCTTGATCTTGAAAGTAAATCATCAAATCCAGATGCATCTACTGTACTTATATTAAAATTAACATTAACTGCTTGTCCACTTGTTCCTCTTGCAGATTGTGTTATTTGTCCTGTTGAGTTAGGAACAAACAATTCTGGTCCTCTCTCCCCCACCACTATAGGTTTGCCTTTTGATACTGCACCACCTTTAGCAAAACCAGGAAAACCAAAGAAAGATGTAACTGCTTTAAGTGCAATTTGTCTTTTAAGTGATGATTCTTGTTTTTGCATAATACTTAATTTAGCTTTTTCTTTAATTATACCTTTGTCTATTAATATATCCTCTATTTTACGCATAGCTATCATTTGAATAGTTAATGCTATAATTTCTACTAATAATTTTTGTGCTAATTCTTTCATAGATACATTTAATTTTTTACCTAACACTACTGCTTCTGCTAATGATCTAGAAAATTGTTTTATACCACCTACTATAAAATTTGCTATTGTGTCATTTATATTAGCTAAATCTTTTTGTATTTTTTCTCCTAAAGTTTCTGCAATTTTTTTAAAGTTCATACCTATTTTTTCAGTTTCTTGTGTAGAACCTTTTAACTTATTAAGTATTTCTTCAACTTGTTGTCTTGATATTATTGCATTAGCTTCTAAAGTTGCTAAAAATTCTTCTAATTTACTTACATTGCTATCTAAATTTTCTCCTGTTCCTTTTATAGTCGAATTTAAATCTTTATAAGGTGTATTTAATCTTTCTGATACTTTTCTAAAATCAGCAACAACAGTTCTTGCATTTGCAATTTCAGCTTTAAACATTCCTGTTTTTTCAAGTCCATTTGCAACTTTTTCTAAAAAGAAAGCATAACCAGAAGCAAGATCACCAATAAAACCTCTTATTGTATCAAAAACACCACCTATTAATAAAACTATTCCTTTTCCTTTTGTTCCTAGCATTAGGAATCCAATTAGACCAATTGTTTGAACACCTTGTGGTAAATCTCTAAAAACTTTAAATATGTTTTGTACAGAAAGTGCAACAAATCTAAATACAGGTTTTATTGCTTCTATTATACTTGCACCTGTTAAAATTATTGTTTTAGTTGTTTCAATTAAACTCTCACTTAATTTAGCACCAAAAGTAGCAATTTGATCTGAGTTTTTTTCTATAAGTTTATTAACTTCTGCTAATCCTTGTTTTATAAAATCAAAAAAACCAGCTTGTGCAGTATCTAGTCTAAACTTAAATAGTTTATCAGATAGCATTGATAAAGTACCTGTAAATGAAGTTGATAAAACTTCTGTAGCTTTTTCAAACTCTCCACCCTCTCCAAATAATTCTCTAAATCTTTTTTTAGTTTCTTCTGTTGTAACTTGAACTCCAGCTTTAAAACCTAATAATGCTCTAACACCTCTTTCTCTAAAAAGGTCTGCACTTCCAATACCAGATGAGAATGATCTTTGAATTTGTTCAGCAGTAGTTCTAAAATCTAATCCTGTAACAGATGCAACATTACCTGTAAGTTTTAATATCTCATTAAGTTCTTCTGCATTTTTTGTTACTACTGCTAGATTACCAGCACCAGCTTGTATTTCTTCTAATGAAAAAGGAACTTTAGATGCAAAATCAATTAAGCCTTGAAATGCTTTGTCTCCCTCTTTTACACCTTTAAATAAAAAAGCAAATCTTAATCTTAATTGCTCTACAGTAGAACCAACATTTAAAATTGATTTAATTGCAAGACCACCACCAATACCAACTATAGCTGATTGAACTGAAAATACTGCACTTCTAAGATTAGATAAACCAGCACGAACACCATTAAATGCGGCTCTAGTTTTATCTCTTGCTAATATATTTAAAACTAAATTCTGTGCCATTATTTATGTTTCGCTTTCCTCATTTCTGACTCATGAATATCTTGTTCAATCATCATATAACCTAACCAATAATTAAATTCCCAAACTTCCATTTTTAAAAGTTCAGTTAAAGTTATTTTTAACCTATCGGCGAGGATAAGTAAATTCTTAATATCAGGATTCGAGTTTAGTTTTTTTTTGCTTCTTCTGGTTGGATAACTGTAACCATTGCAGTTGCTACCCTAGATAAGACATCAGAATCAACTTTATACATTAAAACTAATTTATCTTTAGCTTCAAATATTTTCTTACCATCTTTATCTAAAGCTTTCATAACTAGAATATCTGCAAGAATACTTACATCATTCATGTTATCTGACTTCTTAAAAAGTAAGTTCTTTTCGTAAAGGTTTATAGGGTTCCAATAAATAACACTTGGCTTACCATCTACATCTTTCCATTCTGGAACTTCTATAGATTGAACACCTAAACTCTCAAAATGAGATTTAGCACTGTCTAAAATTGACATAAAATATTATTAGACAGTTCCTTTAGTTAAAGCGCCTGTACCTTGAAAAGTTACACTTCTAGAAACTATACCGTCCATAGCATTATTAATAGACATACCTGTAATAATACCAGAACCTGTAAAGCTTTGATCTCCTGATGTATTACCCTCTGGTAATAGTACAAATGAGATAGAACTTCCAGCAGTTAAAGTTTCTTGTTGTGCATCTGTTTCATCATAGTTCATTTCTAAAGAACCTGAAAAAGATGTTCTACCAGCTACAAAAGTTTTAGCCGCATCTGATAATTCAGTATCCTCTACAACGTCTCCTGTAGTTTCAATAGTGAAACCTGTTAGTTCTCCTATTGCAGTACCACCAGCAGTGACTACGCCTTCTTTTCCGTGATGTGTTGCCATTTGTTTTTATCCTTATTTGGTTTATTATTAGATTTTTTTTCAGTCCAACCTAAAGCAATAAAATTATCTAGTTGAAGTTCATTAATAGTAATTTCTTCTTCGCCTTTATATAATTTAATATCTTTAGCCATATCGTCTTTTACTATTTATCTTCTTCTTCGTCAATATCTTCTTTATTAAATTCATCTAGTTCTGGAAAATCTTCAGTATGCTCTAATTCGTTATATTTATCTATTTGATTCCTAGCATCTATACACATTAAAGAAATATCATCATTAAGCTTCTCAATATTATCTAAAAGAGTTTCTAACCTATCTATAATTCTTTGTACTTTATGGCTCATTATGGTGTCGCTGATTGATGTTCATAAATTACTCTAACTGTCATAACAACTGCACCATAAGGAAACAAAGTTCCAGCATCAGTTTCTAAAGATATAACTTCTGTATCTAGTGCATTGCTATTTCTTGTTATGTCTGTTTCTAATTCAGTTTCTATTGCACTTGCTAAATTATTTCTAGCAG